ACGCATTCTTCGTCGCCTCGTCACGCGGATTCATACTGTCCACCATGACACGACGAGTCGCCTTGCCTTGCTCTGCCTGTCCCGCAAACTTGTGGATCAAGAGCGGAGTGTTACCACGGATTTCAACGTCAATAGTTTTCATACATCACCTTTTAAGTTAAGCGCCCTTGCGGGTAGCAATCTCGCGCTTCAGATAGAACATCGCCTTCTCCAAGTCCTGCACAGGATCGGTGTTCTTCTTCCCGCAACGCACAACGTACTTCACCACGTTGCCAAGACGGTAGTTCAGATCCTTGGCTTCGATGAAGTCGAGAGTATCTACGCCGCCCGTTGTGTAGTGCGGCGGCTTGTTGACGAGATCAAGTTTCTTCTCTGCCGCATCCAACTCGGTAAGTAATTTCATGGCCGGGTCTTTGTACTGTGGTTGGACGATTAACTTCGTTGGCTTTCTAGCGTTCCTTTGAAGAGGAGGCCAATTAATCGGCTCAATGTCTTTGACCGTCTGGAACACAGACTGAATCAACTTAGACCGTGGGCTTTTGAACGTAGCCTTCTTGTAAACAGGTGTTTGCTTTTTCTTTTTCTTGTCCAACCACTTGATGGTGTGAACATAGTTAGCAGGAACCTTCAACTGCTTGGCAATCTCGCCAGCACTCAAGTTTTTCGCCAACAACTTACGGATCTTTGCACTCTTAGCCATCTCTAATCTCCTTGTTAAAAACTTATACTTCGTTCAAACGGTCTAGGAATTTACCTAAAGCGGGGCCGTCTTGCAAGACTTTTACCCGCTCGTCTCCATGCTTTATTTGCTTCTTCAGAAAGCCTTTTTGCACCATGCGTTTGATGCGCGCATGGATGGTTCCAAAAGACGCAAACTTTGTACCAGAAGAGAATTGCATGATAGTTGCCACGCCATCATCCTTACGCCTCTGGGCTATATCAAAGAGAATGGTGACGTCCGTGCCGTCCAAGCCAAACTCATTTGCCACAGTCAATGCTTCATTTAGTTTCTCTAACTTCACGTTTCCTCCTAACTACAGAATAGTAATAACGCGGCCCAACCTTGTACCGCATGTATATACGCCCATCATTAAACAACTTGTCTATGTACCTCAGGGCTTGCCTCGGCGTAATGCCGTACCTTCTAGCAATCTCTTTGGTGCTGATGGCATGCACACTTGAGGCATAACGCATGATGCGTTTGATTTTGCCCTCACTTGTTTTTGCTCGGGATTTCGTCATCTGTGTAATCAAATACCTGCGGCGCTACTTTGCCGTTCACCACGTTATCCATAGTGAGTATGAACACTCCGATAGACGTATCATCAACAACGAACCCGTACCCGCCCGCCGCAGCAAGACCATTCAGATTCTTCTTTTGCAGGGCAGTAGGTTTGTTACCCGCTGCTTTGCACTCCACGGCTATAAATTTACCGTTGATGCAAGTCACGATGTCAGGTACGCCTGATGATCCATACCCATGCGTAGCGGGCATGAAACTGTACGCACTCGTATACTTATTTAGAATCTTTCTTACCCTTTGTTTTACCTTGTTTTCTGGTGTCTGTGCCACTCACTTTCTCCAATAGTTCTTGGTATTCGTTCTTGTCTAGCGCGACGACGAAATGCCTATCTCCAATCCACGAACCAAATATGTGATGGTCGTAGCCGCCACGCATAAGTTTGATCATCGCCATCTTCTCGACCACCGACTTTTGTAAACACTGTTTATAAGTCTTGAATCGTGTGGACTTCTGTTTGCGACGATCAATCAGCGTGTAATAGGGGTATTCGTCACCGTTGAGTTTTAGGCTCACACTCAAAAGCCATTGACTTGGTATCATTTTTACAGGTTGCCATATCCTTCTGTCAATAGCAATTATTGGTAAAGCCAGAAACTAACTGGAGAGACCTTCATACCAACCTCACCAATCATTTGATTACTCTCCAACATCTTTACCAATGAAAGTTTGGAGCGCAGATCTTCACCGATTTCGTTGATGGTGTTGTGCGAGTGGGCGAATGTACCGTCCCAATGCACCACGGTCTCATCAGGATTGATAAAGATGTGGTTGGTTGGTTTTGAAATTGCCCTACGGCGCTCGTTCTCAAGGCATGCCTCCGCAAATTCCTTGGTCTTGAACTGAGCAAGATCAGGATGTGAGTAAGGCATAGTCCCATACAAGATGTGATTTATTAGATCTTTTACGAACGCAGCGCGTACGATTTCGGCGGAGTTACCGTAATAACTAGTCATACTAATTTTTGAAGCCAGATCATTGAGTTCGCCTCGCCATTTGTTATACAAGTGAGTCCTTGGGTCGTCGTACATCCTCCATATATCTATCGGAGCAACGGGTTGGATGTAAGTTTCAAGGTACTTACTCATTGTGTTCTGGTTAGAAGTCGCCCGCGTGTGGTACTTGCCGTTACCTTCAGAATACTTGTTGTTCTCAATAAGTTTTGAATGCACCACGAACTGACCTTTATCCCTGTACAACTTGCCAACTTCGGTAGTGAACCGTGAGTCGTAGAAGTTTACGGCCTGCTCCGTAAACTCAAACTTCATCGGGAATCGGGACACATGCCCTCGGGCAAACTTGCGGACAAGATCGTATAAGGGAGATCCGGTCTGCCGCATCTCATCAAGGTTTCCAATAAGCACTTTAGTTTCTCCTATTTGTAAACACTGTTTACATAATCAACCAGACGGTAGCGGTAGCCACCGCAACGATGCCACCGTGAATAACGCCACGGCGGTACACCCTCCAAATCAGAGACTCCAGTTCTTCTTCCATGTCACACCTCGTTGTTATCGACTACAAACGCATCGTCTATCCATACGGAGTTTGCCCCACACATCTGTTTGAATATGTCGGTGTCCATAGTGTCAAGTAGTACGTCTGCCTCGACACCATCCGCATCGGTTATGTTTTCAAACTCCAACACCACCACAACTCTCAACGCTTTCATCTCACACCTCCTACCGCAGCCCAATCGGAGCGCGGTCTTCAAACAACACCCAACCTTTCAGCACAAATGTAATCGACAAGTTATATTCAGATCCCGTATTGGCTTGATCTGCAATTACTTTCTTGGCTTCCTGTGCTGCTTGTTCCCACTCCGCTTCGCTAGGTTTGTTACCGTTCAGTTTTCGCTGAACCAAATCTATTGAACCGGACACGTGATCGTAGACTCCAAATGTAACTTTCACCTCACACCTCCTTAAAACATGCTCAGGATTTCATCGACACGCGACTTCACATCCAGTCGCACCTCGTCACTCTTACGCAACTCCTTGGCATCGATACCAATAAGTGTTTTCTCCAACTCATGACGCGCTCGTTCCAACTTCGGATCGTTGGTCACGTTCAACTTGCTCAACGTAGCGCACAGGTCTACCGCGTTAGTCACAAGTGAGTCGCGGAACAACTGCTTCTCATCACCTGCCAACTTCTCAGACATGCGAGTAAGACACTCGTGCAGCCGATCCCACGCATCCTTCATGGCGTGTGCCACGCGCTCATCGGAGATCTTCTGCAACTCATCGCGGTACTCGTTCGGTATGTCAACGCGGAAGTCACCCGCGTCAGGAATTGGACTGAACACAACGTGAAACTTGTTTTTGGAACGTACCTGCTCAACGCTCGGATAATCGCCAGAGTTAAACAGGTCGCCCAACGTGAACGCCGCCGCTGACACAAGGTCGGGGTACTGCTGACAGAAACTCTCGCCCGCCTCGTCGAACTGCCGTCTGAAGTCACCGACCACAGACTTGTAGTCAAAGAAGTTCTTCATCGGTAGCACTCGCTGACCGTTATCTGCCCACGGCAACGTGTTCTCGTAATGCCATTGGCGTGTGGCATTGACCACCGAATGCAGACTGTCCAACGCCTCGGTGCCTGCAAGAAGTTTCTTGTGGTAATTACCTGCGCGGGCCTTGGTGTTATGGTTCGCATCGACCTGCTCGGACACGCGCCTGTCCATCTTGCGGGCCGTCCACACGCTGATGTGGAGATCAACTAATACAGCACTATTCTGAATCATGATTGCACTCCTGTTAGTAATTTCTTAAACACTTCTGCTTCGTTAAACGTGAGCGGTTCTTCGTTCACTAATCTTTCGTCATGTGGCATGTCGTATTGCACGTACACGCTTGACCTCACTATGTATTTGTTTGGACTTTCCTCAATCACGTACCAGATCTTTTCGTTTCTCCATTTTGCGTACCCTTTCGTCATTGAATCGTCACCGACTTGCCGACTGGGGCCGTGATGTTCTCGGTCGTGATGCCCCACAACAAAGGCATCGTCCAACCGTCGCCCCATCTAGATACATGACCGTCAGTAAGTATCACCGCACACTCGGTTTTGATACGCTTGGCCTTGATGTAATCGGGGATGCACTGCGGATTAGTACCGCCACCACCTGCGGGCTTGGTGGACTGCAAGATGCTATCCAACTGGTCACGCTCGTACGGCTCGTGCCTGCACACCTCGGTATCCCAATACAGAATGTCGATACCATCGGGCTTGACTGCATCGCAGATCGACTTCAACTCGCCAAGGAACTGACCGATCTCCTCGGTGCCGATTGATCCAGACATATCTATACCGACAACGATGCGTCCCAATGTGTCAGAGATACTCGATGGCATGTAAACATCTTGTGAGATCCACCTACGTGAAGGCCGCCGCCACGTAGCCTCGTCACGCTCCGCGCAATGTGACGTAACGAAATCACGCAACGCTTCGCGCCAATTCACTTTCGGTGTCAGCGCATCGGTGATCTCACGCGGCACGTTACCTTTCAACTTGCCTGCGAGGATCGCGCCTTGCCGCAATGCTTGGTCAACTTCGTTAGCCAAAGTCTCACGCTCGGATTGCGTCATCTCATTCGCGCCCTCCCAGTCGTGATCATCAAAGCCTTCGTTACCAGACCCATCACCACTACCCGACTCATTGCCGCTCTCGGTAGCATCTTTGGGCTTATTGCCTTTGCCACCTTGACACTTGTTCTTCAACAATCGGAACACGGTGGCTGCATCCATGCCTCGGAACTGCTCGTCAAGCAACCCACCCTCGGGCAACTTGACAAACTTACCCTCGGGATCAGAGTCATGGATCATCAGGTTGATGACGTAATCACACGCCATGTTCGCCCGTCGTGCGTCCTGCTCGTACAGATGTTTCCAGATTGTCAGATGCCGAAACGCCTTGTGCTTCGCCTCGTGCAGGATCAGCCCGCGCAACTCAGCCTCGGACAACTTGTTCACAAACTTGCGTCCGTAGAACACATCACGCCCGTTCGTACATGCAGTCGGGATGTTGTCCTTCACCTCGGCCTTGCCGATCATGAAGATGCCAGAGAACAGGCAATACTTCGGATCGTTCATGAGCGCCACGTGCGCTCGTTGTATACGTTGTTCAGCGGTTAGTTTCATTTCTGTTTCTCCTTCCAGTCCTCGTACTCATACCGAACGCGAGTGTTCGCGTCCTCCCATCGCATGTGATTGATCAGGTCGAACCGTGTCCATGCGGTACATACAGGACAACCTGCTTGCTGCTCCTCGCAGCGTGGGCCATACAACTTGCGTACCTCCTTATGGTTAAGGAACTCTAGTTTCCACTTCGGTTTTGATTTGCGCTTCATGTAAACACCTGTTTAGAAAAGCCACTCGTTAGCCAACGCCCAGTCCTTGAAGTCCTTGTTCATCACGCAGAACGATTGCTTCGACGTACGCATGACCGACTTGGCGAACAACGCCTGCCACTCTTTGTCCATGCGCTGCACGTAGGCCATCCACTTGGACAAGGACTCTTTCTCGACTCGAGTTATCGCGCCATACACACAGATACATTTAGCAACGGCATCGTCGGGAAGTTTCGCCGTACTTGGGGATGCGAGGATGGCTTCCCATGTCGGCAACTTGTCTGCCACGGTGAAGAACGCCTGCATGTCACGCGCTGCACTCTCGCCAATGACACCTGCGAGTGCCGTAATAGTTGTGTTCGCCCCCAACACACCACGATGTTTAGCAATGTGGCATGCCTTCTCCAAGGTACGCGGCGTGACACACGCGCCTTGTCCTGCCTTGGTTGGATGATTGATGTACGGATTATCTTTGGCGTTTGGATCATCGAACGCCACCATGCAATGTGGAAACTGCTTTACCCATGCGATTACCTCGGGGAGCAATAACTTCGGAACTGCGTAGTTATCCACCCACTCGTCCGCAGTAGGTTTCCTGATGCGTACCATGCAGACACGGTTGCGGGCATGACGCTCAAGCAAGTCACCGACACCCTCGCCCATGAGATTAGTCGTACCGAACACGATTGACCCATCGGGCAAGTAATGGTCGCCAATGCGTCCCTCGTTCATGAGAGTGAGCAAGACATTCTTCACCGACTTCATCGCTTTGCCGATCTCGTCGAGCATGATGATGACGGGCTTACCCTCGTGGAATCTGAACCGCGCATTGGGAGCAAACCGCGTCACCTTCATGCCGTTTTCTTCGACCGTGAACGGCAACGCAAAGTCGCCCAAGTCAAGCAACGTGCAGTCGATGTATGCAGGGATATGTGTGGGCTTTAACTCGGCTACTTTGTAGAGCATGGCTGACTTGCCAATACCCATCTCGCCTTCGCCAATGAAACACACCTTGTCACCTGCCGTGGCGACAGACAACGCGAACTCTTCTAAAGAAAGGCTAGTACCTAGCATATGCACTCCGTTGTTGTGGTTTACCAAACTGTTAGAGATATTATAAACAATGTTTACAGTTAAGTCAAGTCTTGTGGATTCTTAATGACGTTCATACGCTCCTTATCGTCAGGCATAAATGATATCGCGTCAAAGATTTCAGGGGTCGTACGCTCGTGCATCTTGTAAAGATACTTACGCAACGTCTCGTACTTGTATCGTTTGTCCCGCGCCCATCGCTTGTTCTGTGGTTCTCTCGGCGTAGCCTGCCGTGTCTCGTAACAGAGACCGTTCGACGTTTCGAGCATGTGCGATAGCAACGCGACATAGAGATTGTCCTCGTCGGGCTGCTTGAATACGTCCATTTTGTTTGCGTCGATTGCGCCTATGTCCTTGCTACGCGCATTTTCTATTGTGTCGAACGTCACCCACCCGTCAGACAGACTCAGAAAGGTTTTCAGCCAACTCAGGAACGGATCGAATCCTTTGCGGGCTTGCTTGGCACGTTGGCGATTGACCTGCTTGACTTGGTACGCCTGATACGTTGGCTCGTAGGTCTTGTACTGTGTCGAATCTTGCACGTATCTGACGTATCTGATGAGCAGCGGTTTGTCTAACGGGACTTTGATTCCGTATGTATCAACCCACAATACGTTGTGCCGTCTGTATGACACGAACGGCGACCATGCCGTTATAAATTCGCCTGTGAGCGGCGAGTGCCAGTTGTTGGGGTGTATGACGATGGTATCGTCGGGCTTGTACGTCACGCAGTCTGTCTGATACAGACGGTACGAATAACTATTGTCCTCGTGCTTGATGATCTGCTGCCAGTCCTTGCGACGGTTGCCGCATGGCCTGATCTCGACCCCTCGCCCACGAATGGGCTTGGTTTTCTCGTAATGCTCTTTGACACTCTCGTATGTGTATCGCATGGTTATATCCTCTTCTCGTTTACCCATTGCATCCATTCAAGCAACACCTGCTTGGCCTCGTGCCGATCAAGGTCGAACTCGTCTTGCAGGTATGGCGCTGCCCCAAACATGTTTACCGCGCCCGAATCGCGCAGGTCGCACAGATACTCAAACTCAGGTCTGATTTTTTCAGCCGTCATTGCACTCTCCGTTATATAAACAGTTGTTTATGAATTGCCTTTACCGTGGGTCTGGTCGGTTCCGTCCAACCAGACCTCACATCCGTTGCCCCACGCGGCGTCCGATCCGCGCTCCGTTTTGAACTCCTCACGCTTGGCGTACTGGTGCCATTCCTTGCCCGTCATCCGCAGTTGTTGCTGCTTGCGGTAGCACCACCCAAAGAGTTTGGTGCGAGGGGGTAGCGTCATGGTTTTCATTTGTTTATGAATTGGCTCGCTTGTTCAGATGCAGTAGCACTTCCCGCGCAGCGTCGGCGCTATATGCCATGTACCCCTGCTTGTGTGGGGCAAGGATCGGATGCCGAACCTTGAGGGCTACCTTCTCACCGCATGGCTTGCAGGTGGTGTAGCCGATCTCGTATCGGTGCGGGTTGACTGGTGCGCTGCATATGTCGCAGGTGTATTGGGTCATGTTGCCTCCTGTAAACAGGTGTTTATAAAACCCAGTCGGTGAGCGGGCAGGCCGCAACTCCAACTGTACATACATTATATCAAATTATTATAGAAATGTCAAGTATTTTACCATGTCCATCATCTATAAACATCTGTTTACAAGACGGGACATTGTGTGCGGTAGATACTTTGTTTCATGAAGTTGCGCGGGGTGTGGAGTGTAATTTCTGTGCAAGTGCCATATGAATCAACGTGTTATGGGGTTAAATGTCGATTGTTCCCAAGTTTCACGTTTTTTATGGGGTTACCGCACTTGCGAGACTGCTTCCTTGAGCAGCGCGTAGCGGCGCTAAAAGTTACAAAATTCCTTAGGGGGTATAAATTAGTGAAACAATGAAACATTTATATAGTCCCCCTGCAAAACCGCAACAGAATCAAGCACTTGCGCGATAAAAATTTGTTCCCTCAGAGTGAAACATGGTGCAACAAATGAAACAAAAGGCTGCCGTTTCTTGCTTCGATGATAGTTCGACGCAAAAAAAGGGCTTGACAAGGCAAAAAAAAACCGGCACGCTGCGATGGCAGCGTGCCGGTACAGAGCGGATCGGATCAACCCTCGGCGAGCAACTTGTTTGCCTCGGTGTAGAGTTCGATCAACCGCTTGATGTGCTTCGGCGGTGCTTCGGATTTTTGCAGTCGCTTAATGCATTGCGTGGTGCGTTCCATGCAGTAAGTGGTATCCACGGTGCGGCCCTCGGGAGTCGCTTCGGCCTCGCCTTCGGCCTCATCCTCGGACACTACTTTGGGGAATGCGTACTTGTCGCGCACTCTGGCAAAGTAGGAACTCCCCATACCGCGCACCGATACTTTCGCCTTCCCCGCCGCAATCCACTCGGATTGCAGCGTGGCACTAGCCGCCTTGAATTCCTTAGAGTTAGTGCGGGGAATCTCGGCGCGCATGATGCGTACCGCGTCGTCGCCCATTGCAGGATAAACTACGTCGTCGAGATACTCGTCTTTTATTGCCGTGAAAGCCTCGGCGGTGTGGTACTCGGTTTTCACGAGTTCGCCAAGTTCCAGCCACTTGCGCTCGGTGGTGACACTCGAGCGGATTGCGTCGGTTGTCGCTTTTCGGATTGCTGAACTGATTGCCATGTCGCGGTACTCCCTATGTAAACAGTTGTTTGCAAAATCGTCGGCGGACTCATTTCCAACCGACGCATACATTGTCTCATATCATTACAGAAATTGCAAGTATTTTCATATAAACACCTGTTTACACAATCGCCCGACGCGCACCCCACTACCCCCCGATCCCCCGCGCAGCATTCGGAGTCCCACGCGTCTGTATAGCTCTATGATCTGCACGTTAGATTCCCATTTTTCAAAATCGGCCTAACTGACCCCCACCCCCTGTATATATAAACACCCCCCGGTATCTCGTTTGGGTCCCATACACCCGGTATGGGTATATTTGTATTTTCTAAAATCTTCTGTATATTCCGCGCAACGACATCACAGGCACCGTTATGCCGGTTGTTGCAACGCCAGAACTGGGGATTCCGTTCCCATTTGATACAACTCCGGAAGAGCTAAACGACTTCCGCGCTAAAGCAGAGGCTCTACTCAACACCGTTGAGGAGTTGGAGAGTCATGGCCTTCAGGTAGAAGTTACTGACAGCGACCGTTTGGAGTCGCACATGGCGGTAACCACAGGCGTACTACCTGCCGCTAAAGACATAACCCCCGGTGCCATTAAGCATGTAAATGCCATCCTTTCGGAGTTTGACCGGGAGGTACTGGACGTACACCGCAGGCTGCGTAACTACGTCACCAACAAGTTGGTTATCGACTCTGCAAATGACGATCCGCGCACGCGCCTAAAGGCGCTGGAGATGCTGGGAAAGATCTCTGGGGTTGGGCTGTTCTCAGAGCGCATCGATGTCAACATAACCCAGCGTACGGTTAAGGATATTGAGACAGAACTACGCAAAACGCTTGAGTTATACGATGGCGAATATGCTGTAGTTGAGTCTGAAAAACCCGTTGCTATTGCAGAAATAGACCTAGACACAGAACTGGGCACCGATAGTGGACCAAGCCCTACTTCGTGACGTTGAAAAACGTCTGCCGACCATGCCCCCCGAGCTTCAGCAGAAGGTTGGGCAGCTACTAGCCGAGGCAAGAAAGGCTGGAACGCAGGAAAAAGCCAAGAATGACTTTATGGCTTACGTCAAATACGTGTGGCCTAACTTCATTAATGGGCGGCACCACGAGAAAATGGCCCGTGCTTTTGAAAAAGTGGCTAATGGCGAGGTTAAAAGGCTGATTATTAACATGCCACCACGCCATACCAAGTCGGAATTCGCGTCCTACCTGCTACCAAGCTGGTTTTTAGGGCGTTTTCCCAACAAAAAGATTATCCAAACATCACATACAGCAGAATTGGCGGTGGGATTTGGACGCAAAGTACGTAATTTGGTGGATTCCGACCGTTATAAAGACATATTTCCGCAAGTTGCACTACAAGCTGATTCTAAAGCTGCTGGAAGGTGGGCGACTAACTACGCCGGAGAGTATTTTGCAATCGGTGTTGGTGGCGCGGTTACGGGTAAAGGTGCTGATCTCCTCATTATCGACGACCCTCACTCGGAACAAGAGGCAACCTTAGCCGAGACTAACCCCGAGGTGTACGACAAGACCTACGAGTGGTACACATCCGGGCCTCGTCAGCGTCTGCAACCGGGCGGGGCCATCGTGGTCGTCATGACGCGGTGGAGTAAGAAGGATCTGACGGGCCAAGTGCTTAAAGCAGCGGCCCAGCGCAGCGGGGAAGAGTGGGAAGTCATCGAATTTCCCGCAATTTTGCCCTCTGGCAACGCACTTTGGCCTGAGTTCTGGAAGATTGAAGAACTTGAGGCACTGCGGCAGGAACTCCCGAACGGCAAGTGGATGGCTCAGTACCAGCAGGAGCCGACCTCTGACGTATCAGCCATAGTTAAGCGCGAGTGGTGGCGTATATGGGAGCAGGATCACCCACCTTTTTGTAGTTACACAATCCAGTCTTGGGATACGGCGTTTCTCAAGTCAGAACGCGCTGACTATTCGGCCTGCACCACGTGGGGAGTGTTTGAACAGCCCGACGACACGGGAAAAATGCAGAGTAATATTATTCTCCTCAATGCCTTTAAAAAGCGCATGGAGTTTCCGGAACTGAAGGAAGCCGCATTTGAGGAATTTAAATACTGGAACCCCGACAGCATCATTATCGAGGCCAAGGCAGCAGGCAGCCCCCTCATATTTGAACTTCGGTCGATGGGCATACCCGTGCAGGAGTTCACCCCATCCAAGGGAAACGACAAGATTGCCCGGTTAAATGCCGTGGCGGACATGTTTGCATCTGGGCGGGTTTGGGTTCCTAATACCCACTGGGCCGAGGAACTGGTCGAGGAAGTGGCGAGTTTTCCCTCTGGCGAGCATGATGACTTGGTGGACTCCATGACCCAAGCACTGCTTCGCTATCGACGGGGTGGCTTCCTGCGGCTGGCAACTGATGAACCGGAGCCTACGCGCTACTTTAAGCGCAAGCGTGAAGGCTATTACTAGGAGATTTTAAATGGCCGTTGATAAAAGTTTGATGGAGGCTCCCCAAGGCATCGCGGCTATGGCCGCTGAAATGGAGCCGATTGAGATCATGATCGAAGATCCCGAGAGCGTATCGATTGGGGTCGATGGCGCGGTGATCGAATTAGTCAAAGACGAGCCTCGCGCCGAGGACTTTGACGCCAACCTTGCCGAGTACATGAGCGAGGACTCGCTCGCCAGTCTGGGTAATGAATTAGTAGGCCAGTACGAGCAGGACTTGGCCTCACGCAAGGACTGGCTGGATACGTATATCAAGGGCTTAAAAATCCTTGGCATTCGCTACGAGGATCGTACTGAACCGTGGCCCGGTGCTTGCGGTGTATTCCACCCTCTTCTTATGGAGAGCGCGGTCAAGTTCCAGTCTGAAACGATTATCGAAACCTTCCCGGCGATGGGGCCGGTCAAGACGAAGATTGTCGGCAAAGAAACTCCTGAAAAGAAAGACGCTTCGATTCGTGTCGCTGATGACATGAATTATCAACTGACCGAGGTGATGAAAGAGTACCGCCCAGAACATGAGCGGATGCTGCTCAGCATGGCCTTGGCAGGTAACGCCTTTAAGAAGGTGTACTTTGACCCGTCGCTGAATCGTCAAACGGCGGTGTATGTCCCGGCTGAAGATATTGTCGTGCCGTACGGTGCGCCAAATCTGGAGTCCGCAGAGCGTGTCACGCATCGGATGCGTAAGACCAAGAACGAGTTGGTCAAACTTCAGTACGCAGGGTTCTATCGTGATGTGGATCTGGGCGAACCAATTCGCACGATGGACGAGGTGGAGAAGCAAAAGGCTGAAGATCAAGGCTTCTCAGCGAGCATGGACAATCGGTTCCAGCTTCTTGAGATGCATGTAAATCTGGATCTGGAAGGTTATTCAGACGTTGATAAAGATAATAACGAGACAGGTATTGCGTTGCCCTACGTGGTAACGATTGAAAAAGGCACGGGGACAATTTTAGCGGTCAGGAGAAATTGGCGTGAAGACGACAAACTTAAAACGAAGAGGCAGCACTTCGTCCACTACGGGTACATACCGGGATTTGGATTTTACTACTTCGGTCTCATTCACCTCATTGGGGGACACAGTAAGGCTGCCACCTCGCTCCTTCGTCAACTCGTTGACGCCGGAACCCTCTCTAACCTACCGGGAGGTCTCAAATCTCGCGGACTCAGGATTAAGGGAGACGATACTCCCGTTGCTCCGGGTGAATTCCGAGACGTAGATATTCCGTCCGGTGCGATCCGCGACAACATCCTGCCGCTACCGTACAAGGAGCCTTCGCAAACTCTTGCGATGCTGATGGACAAGATTGTTGAGGAAGGCCGCAGATTTGCTGCGGTATCTGACCTCAAGGTTTCTGATATGTCCTCGCAGGCTCCGGTCGGTACCACTCTGGCCGTCCTCGAAAGAGTTCTGAAGGTCATGACGGCGGTACAGGCTCGCGTGTACTACGCGATGAAGCAGGAGTTCAAACTTCTTGCAGGCATCATTCGTGATAACACGCCAGACTCTTATTCATACGAGCCGGAAGTAGGCAGTCGCAAGGCAAAGAAAGCTGACTACGATGATGTCGATGTCATCCCGGTCAGCGATCCGAACGCGGCAACGATGTCGCAGAAAGTCGTGCAGTATCAGGCGGTTCTCCAACTGAGTCAGACCGCGCCGCAGCTTTATGACCTTCCGTATCTACACCGGCAAATGATTGAAACGCTGGGCATCAAGAACGCGGAGAAACTTGTACCGCTACCGAGTGATGCCACACCACGTGATCCGATTACTGAAAATATGGATGTGATGACGGGCAAACCGCTCAAAGCGTTCATTTATCAGGATCACGAAGCGCATATCGCCGTTCACATGGCGCTTGGGCAAGATCCAAAGATTGCTGCACAGATTGGACAGAATCCGATGGCGCAGCAGATTACGTCTGCTTTGCAAGCGCACATCATGGAACACGTGGCCTTCCAGTATCGCCGCGAAATCGAGAAGCAGTTGGGCGCAGCGTTGCCGCCGCTTCCGCAAGATGATCGTGATGAATACAATTTGCCGCCTGAGTTTGAGGCGCAGTTGTCGCAGTTGGCAGCAGCCGCTGCCGCACGTGTGTTGCAGAAGGATCAAGCAGAGGTCCAGATGCAGCAGGCGCAACAGCAACAGCAAGATCCGCTTGTACAGATGCAGATGATGGACTTGCAGATCAAGCAGCTTCAGGCGCAGACCAAAGCGCAGCAAATGCAGATGGATGCTCAGATTCAACAGGCCGAGATTCAGCGCAAGCAGCAGAAAGACGTTATGGACGCTGCTGCCAAGGCCGACGAGTTGGAGCTTCGCAAGGCAGAGATTTCTGGGCGTCAGCAGCTTGAGGCAGCGCGTCTCGGCGTGGACATCCAGAAAGATAAGGCCGCTCTGTCTGCCAAGCAGCAGATGGAAGGCGTACGCCTCGGTCTTGAGATCGGTAAGGCTCAGGACGCATCTGAGATGCAGCGTGAAAACTCACTTCGCCAACGGTTGGCGCAGAGGCAGCAAAAGGGGAAATAAATGGGCTATTCAAACGCTCTGGAATACCTTGAATCAAAACTCAAGGAAGAGCGCACATTAATTGTAGAAAACCTGATCCAAGGCAAATTGGATGAAGGTGAATACAAACGCCTATGCGGGGCGTTACAGGGTCTCGACCTCGCAACGGGATACATCAAAGACCTTGCAAAGAGGATTGAGGAAGAATGAGTAACATCGACGTTGAGAAAACACAGGAAGAGGCTGCTAAAGCCAAACTCCTGCCAGAGCCGAAAGGCTACCGAATCCTGTGCGCTGTGCCGCATGTAGAGGAGGAGTTTGAGGGTGGGATTGTTAAGGCAGAAGACACCCGACGAGTTGAAGAGCAGACCACCGTGGTCCTGTTCGTCATCAAACTGGGCGACCTTTGCTACAAGGATGAAAATCGGTTTCCTAACGGCCCTTGGTGCAAGGAAGGCGATTTTGTCCTGACCCGTCCCTATTCCGGCACTCGCGTGGTTATCCACGGTCGGGAGTTCCGCATCATTAATGACGACACGGTAGAAGCGGTGGTTGAAGACCCCCGTGGAATCCGCAGAGCTTGAGGTAAATACACATGGCTGAAGAATATAAGTTTCCTGACGAACAGGAAAAAGTTGAAGCAAAACAAGAAGATAGCGATGCTATCGAAGTAAAAGTTGAGGATGATACCCCCGAGGAGGACCGGGGTCGTAAACCATTACCCAAGGAAATGGTGGACGAATTGGAAAATGACGACCTTGAGGAATATTCCGAAAAGGTTAAAAAGCGCCTTGGACAGATGAAAAAGGTTTGGCATGACGAGCGTCGTGCTAAAGAATCTGCTCAGCGTGAGCGTGAAGAAGCCCTTCGCTTTGCTCAAATCCGTGAGCAGGAGATCCGGCAGCTTAAACAGCGTTTAGGTAATGGTGAGCGGGCTTATATCCACGAAGTTACTAAATCAGCTAATACTGATCTTGGTATAGCCAAGGAACGCTTAAAACAGGCGTACGAGTCAGGGGATGCTGAGAAGATTACCGAAGCGCAGGAAGCCCTGACAGAGGCTAAGCTTCGGATTAAACAGTACGAGAATTTCCAGCCCTCTTTACAAGAGGACTTTACAGGAGTACAACCGAATCAACAGTACCAAGTGCCCCCGGCACCTCAACCCGTTATCGACCAAAAGGCCGAAGCGTGGAAGGATAAAAATCCGTGGTTTGGCACCGATGAGGAGATGACCGCCCTCGCTTTGGGACTGCACGAAAAACTGGTCCGGTCTGGAGTCGATCCGCGTAGCGACGATTATTACGACCGAGTTAACGCGACGATGAGGAAGCGATTCCCTGATTACTTCGATGCGGAAGTAGAAGAGGAAAAGCCGACTCAAACGAGGGAAGCTGAAAAGCCATCTCGCACAAAACCAGCCAATGTAGTGGCTCCGGTCACGCGGGGAACCGCGCCGCGTCAGGTCCGCCTGACACCGACTCAAGTTGCTATCGCTAAGAAATTAGGTCTGAGCAACGAACAGTACGCACGTGAATTAATGAAACTGGAGATTAACTAAAATGGCTGAAAATAGACTCGCACGTGAACTCGAAAATCGGGAATCCGCGCAGCGCAATAAAGTATGGACCCCGCCTCAGACGCTTCCGGCACCAAATCCGCAAGCAGGTTGGGTTTTTCGATATATCCGGACCAGTACTATGGGTCAAGCTGACCCACAGAATACCTCCGCAAAATTCCGTGAAGGTTGGGAGCCTGTAAAGGCTGAAGATCATCCGGAGTTGATGCATCACACCGACCCGAATTCCAAATTTAAAGGAAACATCGAAATCGGTGGTTTGTTGTTGTGCAAGGCACCGGAAGAGCTAATGAAGCAGCGTGATGACTATTACGCCAAGCAAGCACAGGCTCAACTCCAGTCCGTGGACAATAACTTTATGAGGCTGAACGACGAGCGTATGCCCCTCTTCAGTGAGAAGAAGACGACGGTCTCGTTTGGCAAGGGTAAATAAATTCTTTTTGGAGTAACAAATGGCATATCCTACTGTTGACAAGCCGTATGGCTTGAAGCCGATCAATCTGATCGGCGGGCAGGTGTTTGCCGGTTCGACTCGCCAGCGTCGCATCGCTTCCGGTGCTTCTAGCATCGGTTTCGGCGACCCGGTGAAGTTCGATACTGACGGCACCCTTGTTGTCTGCACGGAAACGACGACTCCCCCTGCCGCTGGCTTTGCTGGCGTGTTCTTGGGTTGCACGTTCGTGTCCTCTGTGACGGGTCAGCCGACCTACTCGCAGCAGTGGACTTCGGGTACTTCGGTCAAGTCGGGCACGTACATTCTTGCGTACGTGGCTGATGATCCGAACACCCTGTTCAAGGCTGTTGGCGTAACGGCTTCGCTCGTTGTTTCGACCACGAGTGGTTTTGTGTACAGCGATATCGGTACTAACGTCGCGTTGGTTGCCAATACGCTGAATACGACCACGGGCGATTCGCAGCAGGGTCTTGAGGTTGGCAGTGTTGCCACCACTCGCTCACTGCCGATCCGCATCGTCGATGTGGTTGAAGACACGGCGTTTGTTTCGAGCGGAACTACTTACTATCCTGAAGTTATCGTGAAGTTCAATTCACCGTATATCACGAGCAACTCCTTGATCGTTGGTGGTCACGCTTATAACAACCCGCTCGGCATTTAATAGGGGAGTTCTAAGACATGGCTATTTCACGCGCACAATTACTTAAGGAACTCCTGCCGGGTTTGAACGCCCTGTTCGGCCTTGAGTACAAGACCTATGGTGAGGAGCACAAGGAGATCTACGAGACTGAGACCTCCGAGCGTTCCTTTGAAGAAGAGACCAAGCTTTCTGGTTTCAGCGCCGCTCCGGTGAAGGCCGAAGGTGCTGCGATTGCGTATGACAACGCGCAGGAAGCATGGACTGCTCGCTACAACCACGAGACCATCGCTCTCGGCTTCTCCATCACGGAAGAGGCGGTTGAAGACAACCTGTACGACTCGCTCAGCAAGCGTTATACGAAGGCTCTTGCTCGCGCTATGGCGTACACGAAGCAGGTCAAGGCGGCTTCGGTCCTTAACAATGGCTTCTCCTCGTCCTACACGGGCGGTGACGGTCAGCCGTTGTTCTCGGCCTCGCATCCGCTGGTTTCGGGTGGCACCAACAGCAACCGTCTGACGGCTTCTGACCTCAACGAGACTTCGCTTGAGGCGGCGGTTATTCAGATCGCTGGTTGGACCGACGAACGTGGACTCCTCATCGCGGCGAAGCCCGGTAAGCTCATCGTGCCCCCGGCATTGATGTTCACTGCCAAGCGTCTCCTCGACACGGAACTCCGCGTGGCGACTGCGGATAACGACATCAACGCTCTGAAGGCGATGGGGTCGATTCCCGGTGGCTACACGGTGAACCACTTCCTGACCGACACGAATGCGTGGTTCCTGACCACGGACGTTCCGAACGGCATGAAGCACTTCGTCCGTACCCCGCTCCAGAACAGCATGGACGGAGATTTCGACACCGGCAACGTCCGGTACAAGAGCCGCGAGCGTTATAGCTTCGGCTGGTCGGATCCGCTCGGCATGTTCGGTTCGCCGGGTTCATCCTGATAGGCTCTCCCCCTAGAGGATGAGCATTGAGGGGTCACAGGTCGGCAAGGCTTGTGGCCCCTCTTTTTTGATGGTATACAGTCGTTCATCGGGAAATTTTGCTTATCAGACAGACCCCGACTGACGACATGCAGACTGATAAGCACAACTCGCATGTGAGGTATTTTTAAATGGGTACTACTACTTTCTCCGGCCCGGTCGTTTCTCAGAACGGTTTCCAGTCGGACACTCTTGTTATCGGCACCACGGTTATTACGCAGGGCACCGCCACGGGTTCGGTTTCGGCACAGGCCGGTTATATCCCGGTCAAGATTGGAGCCACGACCAAGTACATCGCGCTGTATTCCAGCCTGACTCCGTAAGACTTTGTGGGGGGCGATAAGCCCCCTTCTTCCATTACAGGAGAGTCAGAATGGCAATGCAAACAGATGTCTTAGCCAGTAAGGTCCGCACCGACGCGGGC